CAATAAGGCTTTTCTTGAGCCAATCAAAGTGATTTTAGATTGCATGGGTTGGACTACCGAGAAATCATCTTCACTAGAGGACTTTTTTGGATGAAAAACATTAGAGTAATCAAAACAGGAATCAATGTGTCAAAAATACTGGCACAACTGAAGCAACATCCTGAAGATTGGGAAGCTCAAAAGAAAATGGATGGTCAAGTAGAATCTTTGCTTGACCGTGGATATGATGATGTGCCAATTGGAGTTTTACAATTGGTTATGGGTGGTGTTTTAAGAGTGGAAGATTTTGTTGGTGATACAGAAATTTGTATACCAACCAAAGCACTAGAAAAACATACCGCAATTGTTGGCTTTCTAAAGAGGCATTTCAAAGATTTTAAACGCTGTGGTTTCTTATCGTTACCTGTAGGCGGTGAAGTTGGTTTACATATTGATGAAGGCACTTACTATCAAACCAAAGATAGATACCATTTATCAATACAAGGTCGTTATGAATATACAGTTGGTGATGAAAAGGTTGTTGTAGAACCTGGCACACTAATGTGGTTCAATAACAAGTTAAAACATGGCGCTAAAAACATTGGTGATTGCACTCGTATCACCTTTGTGTTTGATGTGCCACACTCTAAATCTAACCCATGATACAAGCACTATTACCTTTTTTAATAGCAATTGCTTTATCAGCGATAGCAGCATTTTATTCGGTGATAGGGCTTGCACAAATATTTCCTGGCTCATTCTGGCCAATCATTCTAATGGGCTCAGTCCTTGAAGCCGCCAAGTTAGTAACAGTATCTTGGTTATATAACAATTGGGCTGTTACTGTGCGGTCTATGCGTTACTATTTCTGTATCGCTATCGTATTATTAATGGCAATTACAAGTATGGGCATCTTTGGTTACCTATCAAGAGCTCACATTGAATCTAATATAGTAGTTGGTGCCAATACAGTTCAATTAAAGACAATTGAAACACAAGAGAAGATTGCTCGTGATAGATTGGATTACTTACTTGCAAGAGCAAAAGACCCATCTACTGCAAGTAATAAATTGGACAGACAAATCCAAGATACACAAACAGAGTTAACTAGATTAACTAAAGAGAAGTTGCCTTTAATGGCAGAAGAAAACAAGTTGACGGCAGAGATTGGTCCAATTAAGTATATCGCCGAGATTTTCTATGATAAGAATGATGCCGGCTTCATAGATAAGGCTGTAAGATTAGTTATCTTCACTATCATTTTAGTATTTGACCCACTTGCCGTTCTTCTATTGATTGCCTCTAATCAAACATACAAACGAATAAAAGCGGCAGAACTAGACCCAATTGAACCATTTAAAAGAAAGGCAAAGAAGAAAAAAATGGTTGACAATGAGCCCACTTCTAGTTTAGAATCCTTTTATGTAGATGATAAACACGAACTAATACCGAAAAACAAAATAACAACCCTTGACGGAGGCTCCTTTTAATATGAGTTTAATGGATAAAATTAAAAAGAATTCAACGATTAAAGATAGTGCGATTCTATCTAAGTCAAAATTCTTTACAGATAAAGATATGGTACCAACTGATGTGCCTATGATTAATGTGGCACTAAGTGGTAAGTTAGACGGCGGAATTATTCCTGGTCTGACAATGTGGGCTGGTCCGTCTAAACACTTTAAGACTGCCTTCTCATTGTTGATGGCAAAGGCTTACATGGACAAATATCCAGAGGCCGTATTGTTGTTCTATGATTCAGAATTTGGAACACCTATCAAGTATTTTGAAACATTCGGCATCAACATGGAGAGAGTCCTGCATACGCCATTGACTGATATTGAGCAGTTGAAGTTTGACATTATGCAACAGTTACAAGATGTGAATCGTGGTGATAAGTTAATGATTATCCTTGATTCAATCGGTAACTTGGCAAGTAAGAAAGAAGTTGATGATGCTCTTGATGGTAAATCAGTTGCCGATATGAGCCGTGCTAAACAAGTTAAGAGTTTGTTCCGCATGGTAACACCACACTTAAATCTAAAAGATATTCCAATGGTAGTTGTGAATCACACCTACAAAGAGATTGGTATGTTCCCTAAAGATATCGTTGGTGGTGGCACAGGTTCTTATTATTCTGCTGATAACATCTTTATTCTTGGTCGTCAACAAGAAAAGACTGGCACAGAGATTACTGGCTACAACTTCATTATCAATGTGGAGAAATCTCGCTACACTAAAGAGAAGTCTAAGATTCCAATTTCAGTATCGTTTGATGGTGGTATTCAGAAGTATTCTGGTATTGTTGATATTGCTATTGATGGTGGCTTTGTATCTAAACCAAGTCCAGGCTGGTATGCTAAGATTGATTTAACTACTGGTGAAATTGGTGACAAGGTTCGCTTTGATGCTACACAGACAGATGAGTTTATGTTACCTCTATTGAAGTCTGACAAGTTCAAAGAATATGTAAATCAAAAATATGGAATAGCTTATGGAAACATTATGGGAGAAAGTAACCCAATTCTTTTACAAGAAGAAGAAGATGCCGCTTGAAGGTGTTGATTACAAGTTCATAGACTTTACCGATTCAGAATTAACCGGCATACAAGTCATTAAAGGTGAGTATGCTGGTGTAGTTTATCACTATGGTAAAGTGAGAGTGGTACCTCAAGGTGAAATGGGTGTGTTACAATTTGGATATACAATTGTGAATCCAGGTAAACACGACATTGATGCCTTGACAAAAGATGAAAAATTCTCTACAATGATGGGTGATACATTAACAGAAATACTTACAAAGCAGGCAAATGAAACGATTAGAAAAGACGATTCTGAAGAATTTGATATACAATGAGGAGTATGCTCGTAAAGTTATTCCATTCATTCGACCAGATTATTTCTCAGATGTAAACGAAAAGAATATTTTTAAAGAAGTCCAAGACTTCGCAAACAAATATAAGACTTTACCTACACACGAAGCTCTTGTAATTAATTTCACCGAAAGCAAATCGCTGACCGAACCAGAAGTAAGGTCGGCGATTGGCATTTTGGATGAACTACATGATGATAAAGACCCAAGTGAACCACAATGGCTGATTGAGCAAACTGAAAAGTTCTGCCAAGATAAAGCTATCTACAATGGTATCATGGAAGCAGTTTCTATCCTTGATGACAAAACACACTCAAAAGGCAAAGGCGAAATCCCTAAGATTTTAAGTGATGCTCTTTCTGTATCATTCGACAACTCTGTTGGCCATGATTATATGCAAGATAGTGATTCACGGTATGACTTCTATCACCGTGTTGAATCTAGGGTTCGTTTTGACCTTGACCTATTCAATAAGATTACTAAAGGTGGTTTTCCAATTAAGACCTTGAATGTGGCTTTGGCAGGAACTGGTGTTGGTAAATCTTTGTTTATGTGCCATTGTTCTGCTAGTTCTATCAGTCAAGGCCATAATGTATTGTATATCACAATGGAAATGGCAGAAGAAAGAATTGCTGAGCGTATTGATGCCAATTTATTGAACATTGACCTGAATGAATTACAAACAATCAGTAAAGACGATTACATCCGTAAGTTTGATGTGTTGAAGAACAAGACACAAGGTAAGTTAATCATCAAAGAATATCCAACCGCATCAGCACACGCAGGCCACTTCCGTGCCTTGTTGAATGAATTGAAGTTGAAGAAGAACTTTACACCAGATATTATCTTCATTGATTATCTAAACATCTGTTGTTCAAGTAGAATCAAGATGGGTGCAAGTATCAATTCATATGCCTATATCAAGTCTATTGCTGAAGAACTCCGTGGTCTGGCTGTAGAGTTTGGTGTGCCAGTTGTAACTGCGACACAAACAACAAGAAGTGGTTTCAGTAACACCGATGTGGGACTTGAAGATACTTCCGAATCGTTTGGTCTGCCTGCGACTGCTGACTTTATGTTTGCTTTGATTTCTACTGAAGAACTTGAACAGTTGAACCAGATTATGGTTAAACAATTGAAGAATCGTTATGGTGACCCTAATCTATACAAACGATTTGTGATTGGTGTTGACCGTGCTAAGATGAGATTGTATGATGCTGAACAATCGGCACAAAATGATATCGTTGATAGTGGTCAAGAAGATGATAAGCCATTGAATACTTTTGGTAACAGAGAAAGAAAATTCAATAATAAGTTTGAAGGCATTAAAATCTAATGAAACACCGAACGCTTTACAAGAAACTACATTCATTTGCTCCTAAGTTTGAAGGACAAAAGACTAGAGGGCAGGTGATGTGGTGGGTTCGTAAAATGTTATCACCATATAATGTTCAAGTAAATAGAATCATTGATAAGACAAACCGTTGCACTAGTGGTTTAACTATTGGTGGGTTCTATGACCCATCTTTGGAGTTTGGTGAAAAAGATATTGAAATCTACTTGATGTTCCGTGAAGAACATACTGGTGTTTGGTTTGACCATTTAGATATTGAAGTGATGATTAATGAAATATTTAAAACATTAGTCCATGAAAAACGCCATCGTTACCAATTCAAACAAAGAGGCCTTGCCTATGGGCCGGTTTACCGATTATCCAAAAAAATTAAAGATGAAGAATTGGCAAATGAACTGAAATATTATGGTGACCCCGATGAGATAGATGCCTATGCTCAAGAGGCAATCATTGAAGAACGATTATATGGACACTCAGATACTAAGGCTAAATATAAGGAACTATTTGACACCCACGATAAAAAGGTGTATAATAGCTTCTTAAAGAAATATTACATATACAATAGAAAAGTTACCTTATGAATTTGAGTAGAGAACAGGCAAACTATGTTGCCTCGGTGTTTGAAGATTACTTTGGTAATTTCAATCGCATTGATGAGTATATGCGTGAGCAGAAACTTAACTCATTGAAAGATTGGCCAGTTGCATTACCAGGATGTGGACCTGAAGAAGATTTGTTTTCAGATTTCACCATGGATCCACAGAACATGGAGTTTGATATCGTTGACCTTGAATCACAAAGATGGCAACAATACTTAGATATTATATCTTCACACAATAATCTATCATCGCCTGGCCGTAATGTAAGACTAGCAGTATTAGAAAAGACAACTCAAAAGTGGGTTGGTTTTATTCGTATTGGTTCACCAACTATTATGATGAAACCTCGTAATCAATTACTTGATTGTGTTAT